CCAGCTATTAGTACCGTCATTAAATGAAGCGTAATGTTGCCCGGGAGTAACTTCTTGATAACCTTTCATTAATGTACATTTATTAGGGCAGGCTTTTGACATAGGGTATCTAAAGAATCCTGCTAAAGGAAATGCTTCGTGAATATTAGTGTCTGCTGTTACTTTAGGAAAAGTACCATCTATACCTATTCTATCTATGAACCCTCCTGTAACAAAGTCATATCCTTTTCTCTCACATTGCTCGATGATGTCTTCTATAGGTTCAGGGTATACCTGTAATTCATCATCATCTGATACAATCCACCAGTCATTTGGTCGTTGACTTTTAACGTAGTTATATAATTCAGTAACTCTTTCCCAATTGTATTTAGCTTCTGTTACAACTAAATATGGTTCGATTCCTAGTGCTTGGATTTCTTCTAGAATCCCGTCATCATCTGAATGTCTGTAGACAACTACATATGCTTTGTCTATGACATTTTCGTAATGCTTTAACATATGCGGAAGCATATGAGTATTTTTTCCTACTACTGTAACTAAATTAAGCACGTCTAAAAATTGTTAATCCGGTTGAACTTGGTTTTGTATTTAATATCCCATGGTTATGAAAGTCGAATCTTTGCCATTCATCAGATATTTCACTTATAAACTTAGAAGGTCCGTTTGCAAACTCTTCATGATTGTTTAGATCAGATACATCCTTAGTAACGATGTGTTTATTAGCGTATCTTATATCTGTATCGTGAATTGATATAATACCATTAGGGTTTAAAAGTTTACTGTATAAGGTAAAGTCTTGTTTAACATTCTCATATGAATGTCCTGCGTCGATATGAAGGTAATCTATCTTAATATCCTCTTTGACAAAAAAATCATAATAAGCTTTTTCTGTTGTATCGTTAACTATTCTAGGGTGAAATATTTTTCTTAAGAAAGAGTCTTCTTTTAACCAATCTACTTCTCCTCCAATGCCGTTGGCAGCATCTACAATAAATGTAGCTCCAATATCTCCCCAACTAAAGTCTGGTTTACCTTCGAAAATGCCTTGCTCATGTAAATCTATTCTTGCTTGAGTCATTATACGGGGAATAAATCCAGCACCAGAACCTAAACATACGCAGTTCTTAGCTCTCATATTTTGAATCATAGCATAAATAAGTAACCCATCTCCTAAGTGATAGTCTGTAGCACCGTGGGTCCATCTATACTTTACAGCATCATGTTCTATAATAATTTTACCGTTCTGATCTTGTTTATAAACTTGATTGTTGGTAATTTTATCAAATACAAAATTTTTATCTACTATACTCATTTCTTTGTTAAACTGCTTAGATCTATAAATTTATGAAAATTAATGCAATTACGCAACATTTCTATTTCTACATCGTAGGGATGGTCAGGAGAATTAGTTTTATACCATTTTTTTAATGGACCATAATGTCTAAACCATTGCCATGAATCTTCAATAGTCCATATACCGTCTGAGTTAACATTGCTCCATTTCCAATTATTGCAGTCCCATTCTGTAGAGATTACAGCTCTATGTTCTACTTTATTTTTTACTAGTAAGTGTTTTAAGAGTAGCTGTTCTGCAAATATTAAGTACCTAGAATTAGGTGCTTTTAAAACAGTAAATTCTTCCATTAACTTAAGACTTAAGTTTGCGTATTCTTGAGTAAATACTGGATCTGGAAGATATAAGAAAGAGACGTTAACAGACTCAGTTTTCCATCTTGGCTTATAAGATAGTCCTCTAATTAAAGGATCAAGTGAAGTAGGGTAATAACCTCTACCGAATTCTCTATTAGAAAATAAAACTTGATCTTTTACTATGTTGTGTTTGAAAGGCTTGAATACTAACGTGTCGCAGTCCATTATAATAACTGGTTCAGTCTGTAAAGCTAATACTTGAAGTTTAGAACTAGCCCAGAAATTAGTCTTATCAATAGGTCTGTCGTTGAAGTCAATGATTTCTATATTATCGTATAGAGATTGAACTCCAAGTTCTGTTATGAGTGAATGAGTTAATTCATCACAATATAACCATGTATCATCTTCAGGATGATTTCGTTTCCATAAACTTACTGAGGCCAGCATTAGTAAGGTGTTAAACTTACTGTAATCTTCTCTCTGTTTATTTATGTTTTCATAAACCCATATTATTTTCAAATTAAAACCTTTTTAGTTATTTTTATGGTGATACGTGTGTAGTTGTAAAGTAAGCGTAGAAAGTAGTAACGCTATCATGTGCAGAAGATGTTAGGGATATAGTACCTGTTGTAGTACCTGCTCCGGTAGTACTTAATGCAGTTCCTCCTCCTTCTGAAGCATCTCTAAAAGAATGGAATGTATAAGGGTATGTAGCTGTTGCAGTTAAAGTAACAGATGATATAGTATTATAGTTAACGTTTAGTAACGTATGTGTAGTAAAAGCTGCTTGAGAATATCCTGCAGTTACAGCAACTGTTCCTCCTGTTTCAGATACTACGTTTCCGTATAGAAATTTATTTCCTCGAAGTTCAGATACTGAGTGTGGAGCAGTATCTGCTGGTTCTAATCCTGTCATAACAGTCGTTAAGCTTATATTGCTGTTGCTGCTATATGCATTAGACCAGGCATCAAATGAATTAAATGATACGGGTAAATTACTTGCATAGTTGTATACTGCCATCTTATTATATTTTTTCTATTTTATCTATAGGAAACAATTCTGACAACTTATTTTTAATAATTCCATATGCATATTCATATAAATTATTTAGGACCTGAGTATTTATTACTTCTTTTTTCTCTTTATAAGAACCTGTTTTTACTTCTTTTACTACTAGCTCATCCCTGTACTTTGTTACTTCGTCTCCGTTAGAGTCGAAACTTACATAAGGAATTTGCTCTATAACTTCCTTCTGTTCATAAGTAGGAAATTCTATCTCTTCTATCTCAGCTAATGAAGCTTTAAATAGAATTGGTATACTAACTTCAACACCTTCACTCTCAGGTGAATCGTAGTATAAAACATCTGCAGGAACTAATCCTTCAGCATTTTTTAAGGGCTCATCTAAATACTTTCTATTGAACGCATGAGCTTTATCTATATTTAACCAAGTCGTAGTAGTTAATACTAACTCACTAGTTACTTTATTGAAGCGGTAGTTATCAATTCTAACATATGCTTCTTGTGTTGGACCGGATCCCGTTTCGAGATCTATATTTAATCTAAAACCCATTCTTTTATTTATTTTAACAGTTGCATTTATTTTCTAACTTATCTACTTTAGCAGATAATTCTTTTACTGCTTCTATTAGTACTGCATTTAATTTAATATAATCAACTGCTAAGTATCCATTATCTCTTTCATGAACTAGTTCTGGATACTGTACTTGCAGCTCTTGTGCTTTTACTCCAATATCATGTCCTGTCTTACTAACAACGTCTTCGATTCCGTCTTTCCAATCAAATTCGTATCCTCCGATTGCATTTACTTTATCTAAAGCCCCTGTTAGTGGTGCAAAGTTTTCTTTTAGTCTTTCATCAGAAGAATAGTATGCTGTAATATCTCCTGCTGCTCTAATCTCTCCTGCTGTAGAAGACGCTCCTGTTCCTATACCTAAAGCGTTAAACTGTACATTGTCGTCTGTATCAATAGATAAACTTCCTCTTGATTGATCTCCTGTGTTTGTTCCTGAGTTTGTTCCGGTTATGTCACTGGTTAATGCTATAGTACCCTCTGCTAGAGGAAGTGTCCAAGCATAGCTAGTATTCCCAGTAGTTGGGAAGTTTAAAGTTCCTGCTCCAGTACCACCAGTAAATACACGAAGTCGATCATTTGATGAATCGATTTCTATCAGAGCCATGTTTGTTGACTGAGCTGTTATTATACCGTTAGGATTTAGTGAAGCATTTGATTCATTTGGCGATACTCCTGCTCCAGTCCTTACGATAGCAGTTCCTGTTAACATACCAGAAAACGTATCTGCTTGATCACTTCTTAGGAACGATGTACTGTCAACACCATCAAGCTTTTCAGAATCTGCTGCTTTACCGGAAGTTGTTAAGTATCCACTTAAATCTTGATCTGCAGTTGCATTCTCTTCAATACCATCTAATTTACCATGGTCTGCATCTGTAAATACATTTGAATCATCTGCTGCCTCAACTGCTGCTCTAACTTCTGCGTCACTTAATTGTGTATTGGTTGTAGTATCTGGTGATGTGATAGTTACTATGTAAGGACTTGCAGATGTTCCAGTTCCTGTTGTGTTTGTTCCTAATGTACCTGTTGCTGCTACAAACTTAATAAACTTGCCTTGACCGATTGTTACATCATCATTATCATCATCTCTTAAACTCCAAGTAGTAAGTTGGTTTGTATTTGTATCTGTGTTTGTAGTATAAGATGGAGTTCTGTATACACCGTCATGAGCTAAGAAGGTTCCTGCTGAACCAGCTGCTGGTACAAAGTTACTGTTACCTGTACCTACTAAGGTTCTAATATCTGCTGCTGTTTGATCTGCAGTTGCATTCTCTTCAATTCCATCTAACTTAGTCTTATCACCGTTACCAAAAGCTCCTTCACTTGGTTGAACTTGATAAGAACTTAAATCTTGATCTCCGGTTGCTCCTGCTTCTATATTATCTAACTTAGTCTTATCACCGTTAACGAAAGCACCTTCACTTGGTTGTAATTGGTATGCACTAAGATCTTGATCTGCTGTTGCATTAGCTTCAATACCTGTTAGTTTAGTATGATCGGTTGCTGACATTACACCAGAAACACTATCTGTAGCTACTGGTATTACTGCGTTAGTACCGTCTGAAGATGTAATTGTTCTAGCACCTGTTGTACCAGTTATACCTAAATTTGTTGTAACGTTCTCTGTTACAGTAACAACACCTGTACCACCGTTAACGCTTGTTACAGCATCGGTTGGAGTTGCTAATAACGTATAGTCTGCCATAGTTCCAGCAGTACCACCGTTATGCATATATGTTTTATTCTCATCAGATCTAACAACAACGTCACCTTCTTGTGCTGTTAATGCTAAATGAGCTGTTTGATTGGCTGCTGTCTGTACAGTTGTTAATGCTGTAGCTGCCATATTAGATACCGGTAAGGTACCTGTTACATCAGTTGATAAGTTAATTGCATTTCTAGTAAGAACCTGTCCTGATAATGTTACATAGTCTAATGAACCTCCTAAGGATACATCTGTTGAGTTATCAGTACCAGCTGCATCTACTCCTATATTACTTCTTATAGTTCCTTTATTACTATTAGATATACTTGTTGATGCTACTACTGCTGCAACGATTTCTGCATTAGATTGATCTGCTGTTGCATTAGCTTCTATACCATCTAATTTAGTTTTGTCTCCATTAGCAAAAGCTCCTTCTGAAGGTTGTACCTGGTAAGAACTTAAATCCTGATCTGCAGTTGCTCCTGCTTCTATATTATCTAATTTAGTTTTATCACCATTAACAAAAGCACCTTCACTTGGCTGAACTTGGTATGAACTTAAATCTTGATCTGCTGTTGCACCTGTTTCAATACCGTCTAACTTAGTTTTATCACCGTTAGCAAAAGCTCCTTCTGAAGGTTTTAATTGATATGAAGTTAAATCTTGATCTGCTGTTGCACCTGTTTCAATACCGTCTAATTTATCAAACATTTCGTCTGACATAATACCCCAGTTATCTGTAGTAGCTAAAGTTAATGCTACATTAGTACCGTCTGAGGAATTAATTGAGAATCCAGTTCCACTTACTGTTTTAGATAAGTTAGTAGTTACGTTAGATACTTTTGCGGTGTTTGCATCAATTTCATCGAATAAACCTGGTGATAAAAGACCAGATGCACTTGTTGTAGCGATTGGAATAACAGCATTAGTACCGTCAGATGAAACAATTGTTCTAGCACCTGTTGTACCAGTTATAGATAAATTTGTAGTTACGTTGTGATTAACATCCGTTTCTTTAGCGTTGTTAAGAACGTGTTCGTCAAATATTGCTTTAGACATTACACCCGATACGCTTGTTGTAGCGATTGGAATAACAGCATCAGTACCATCTGAAGAAACTATTGTTCTAGCTCCAGTTGTGCCTGTAATACTTAAATTTGTTGTAACGTTAGTTACCTTATCGTTGTTGTCTGAGATATTACCAATTTCTGTAGAACTAATAGTTCTAGTATTTCCTGCGAGTGCAGTAGTATTGGTTGATCCTAATTGTAAAGTCGTTACTGAACCTCCTAATGAGATGGCTGAACCATCTATTGATATAGAAGAGTTTGTTAGTTGATCGTTTGCTAAACCGGTAACTTGATCTGACCCTGAGAATATAGTAGGTAGATTAGTAAGGTTAGGGAAACTATATGTTGAGTTACTTGAAAGGTTTACGCTAGATAACGTAGCGTCAGTATTCAATACTGCTAAGCTTCCTAGTCCAAGGGAAGTTCTAACTGTATTTCCGCTCTCTAAAACAAATGAAGATCCTGCTCCAACAATGAATGTACTGTCAGTAGGATTTAAATTTGATATGTCATTTAAGTTTTCGTGATAAGCCTGTACGTCTGTACCGATTACTGATCCGATTTGTGCTCTTGCTTGTGCAGATGAACCGGAAACTAATCCGTTTGGTCTATTTAGTATGTTTGCATACTCTACACTGTCTGCTGTTAAGCCGGTAAAATTACCGACTCCTGTGAATGAACCAGAAAATGAACCTGTAAATGCCGAGTCAGAGACTCCTGATCCGGATTGGAAGGTTAAATTTGATACTTTAGGACTATCTATTCTCATTACTTTATTTTATTTGAGTTATCTTATTTATAAATATCTACTTTTTTACAACAACCGTTCCACTAAATTCATCAGAAAATAGTACTCTGGTTCTAGAAGAACTGATTGATATTATATCTTTTGGGATAACCTGATATCCGTTAGCATCATATACCTGTACTATAGGATATGGCTCGGATAAATTATGATCTATATTATATGAAAGGGAACCTCCAACTACAGATTTAGTGAAGGTTGATGGTATGCTTAAATTGCTTAAAGAAGAACCGTCTCCACTAAAAGCGTTAGCAGCGACTGTACCTATTACAGTAAGAGAATTTAGGTTAGCGTCAGAACCGCTAGTTATTAGTTTTTTCCAATTTGGCATGTTACTTATATTACGGTTGGTAACTCTTTCGAGCCCACTTCCTATTAAGGCCTATAATAGCTTTAAATATAAATATCGGTAAAAAAAGTTAAATAAGCAACTACTTTTTAAGTAAATTGGAAAGTTTAGAAAATACTACATAGAATAGTTCAAACTCTGCTCCTTTAAAATTAGCTTGTCTAAGTTTAGTGAGTATGAATTGTATTTCCTGTTGTGTGAGATCAGTATTAACAGCCTCGTCTTTTTGCATCTTATCTTTAGCTGCTTTTCCTGTCAATATTTTACCTTTATTTATAAACGCCATTTTTTTAAATAACTTCTTAAGAATAGATGAAAATTGTTCCACTGTCTATTTTGATATTACCATTTTTTTGATATTCTGAAATGTCTGCATGTCCTGCATCTATATCTACTACTGCTGAAGCGAATGCTGATGGAGTAGCTGTTGTTGCATTTTGTGCTAATGATTCTACGTATCCAAATCTTGAACCATCAAATACGTAAGCATGACCTTCTCCGCTTCCTTCATCAATTACTAAACCTCCTACGTCTGGATTTGCTGAACCAGAGTTAAGTAGGATAAATTTATCTTCTACTAATAGGTTTGCTGTTTGTACTGATGTTGTTGTGCCTTGTACTACAAGATCTCCAGTTAAAGTTAAGTCTGCAAATTCTACATTGTTAGTTGTACCTAAGCCTAATTGAGCAGACGAAGATACTAATCCATCGATGTTAAATAAATTTGCATCTATTTGAGCTGAAGATGAGATAATACCGGAAGGTATGTTCTGTACTTCTGTATAGCTAATCTGTGCTGATGATGATAAGAAAGTAGGTCTGTTAATTATGTTTGCATAAGGAATAGATCCAGATACAATATGACCACCTTTACCTACTATCACTCTACCACTTGTAGGGTCGCTAAAGGTAACTGTTAATACGTTATCACTTGTAGTGACTACGCTAGCAGGTATCATCATGGCATCATTGCCATCGTATACCGTTGCTACAATATTTTTGGACTCGAAGTTGTGAGTAACTGCTACTGTTGTCTGATTTGTAAAAGTATTAATAACGGTAGCTGATTGATCAACTGTAATGTTAGAAATATTAGAACCGTCTCCTACAAAAGCTGTTGCTGTTACTGTTCCTGATCCAAAATCAACACTATTATTATTTAGTGTAGCTTCAACTTGAGTTGACGAAGATATTATTCCGTTAGGAACATTTGATAATTCAGTATAATCTGAGGTTAATCCGTCAAATCTAGATGCAATAGAACCAGATAGGGAAGTAAAAGAACCGGAAATATCAGAAGCGATTTCTCCAGAGTTATGAATAACGCCAGTTATGTTAGCTCCAGCTCCACTAAATGAAGAGGCTGCTACATTATTATCTACTACTATAGAATTTAATTCGGGCGATGATCCGCTGACAATTACTTTTTTCCAGGTCATTTTATATTGTTTTATTTTGTAATAACTGTAACTAAATTAAAGGGCATGTAGGGGAGCGGTGAGACTCCCCATTAGCCAATAATTATTATTTGTTTTATTTACACATATATAAAGATATCATCTGAAGAGTCAACTTTCATGTTACCTCTCTTGTGATATTCTGCGTCAGTAATGTCATGTGCTACATTATCTTGATCTACTACTAAAGCTACATAAGCTTCTGAGTTAGCTGAAGTTGCTGTTGAAGATACACTTTGGTTAATACCAAATCTTCCGTCGCCTTCGTCATATATAAGTCCGTGACCTGTTCCTGAACCTTCATCGATAATAATACCACCTTGATCTGGATTAGCTGATCCTGAGTTAAGAAGTATAAATTTATCTTTAATTGCTGTGTTAGTCGTACTTAGAGTTGTTGTAGTACCTTGTACTGTTAAGTCTCCAGTTACAACTTGATTTCCGTTGATAGTTAATCCTGCAAATGTAGGACTATCTGCTGATTGTAATCCTGTATCGATATCACCACCATTAACTCCATTTATAGTAGCTCTTACTGTACCTTGAGAAGGTGAAGTAAATGCTGAAGCTGAAACGATTCCGTTTGCGATATCAATTGCTACTTTATTATCAGATACTGTAGTAGTAACACCTAATCCTCCTTCGAAAGTTAATTTCTGACCACCTGCTACAACATCGTCATTACCTACATCTGCTCCAACTGTAAATGAAGTTGCAATTGCTGCTGTACTTGCTGCTGTAATACGTCCTTGATCATCAACTGTAAAAGTTGGTACTGCTGTAGTACTACCGTAAGATCCAGCTGTTACTGCTGTATTAGCTAATTTAGCTGCTGTTACTTGATCATCTCCAATGTGTGCTGTATCGATAGCACCATCTACAAAATGCTCACTATTAATTGAGTTGTCAGCGATCTTGTCTCCGTTTACTGCATCAGCTGCTATTTCATCAGTACCTACTGCTGAATCTGCTAAATGAGAGTTAGCAATACCTCCTGCTTTAACTCTAACTGCTCCAGTACCGTCTGTTGCAGATAATTCAATAGACGAACCATCTACTGTGACTTCTAATTCATCGGCGTTGGCTGTAATACCGTCTCCACCGACTACATTAACTGTTAAGTCTCCTGAAGCTCCACCGCCTGTAAGACCTGTACCAGCTGTTACGCCAGTTACGTCTCCAGCGTTAGCTACGAAGTTTAATTTTCCTGTTGTGTCATCATAGGTGACTGTGATGTTTGTTTCTGTTCCGCCATCTACCATAGCTCCGACGATATCTTCAATACCTTCGTTTCTACCTGTAATGTTTGCGAATGTTAAGTTGGTCAAACTTGAACCGTCTCCGTTTGTTGCTAAAAAATTAGCGTCATTCGATAGTTGGGACACACCACTTCCCGAGACAATGACCTTTTTCCATGTTGCCATAATAATTATTTAAATTGTGTTTTTAGTTTTAACTCATTTTGAGTTGTTATATTAATAAATAGTCCTATGTTATACTCCAAGGTAGAGGTTTTTATCGTTTCCAAAATAAATACTGCCTTCCTGTGCGGTTGGTGTATTAGATTGGGATATTAAATTCAATACTCCGTTATTACTTACCGAAAATACTTCAAGTGAACCTGATGTTATACTTAAAGGTTTTCCAGTTGAGCTCCAATCAATAGTTAAAGAGCCTGTTATTTCAAAATCTTCATTAGCTGAGAATACAGATCCTGTTTGTTGGAAAATTCCTGTATCTGCTAATGCATTTATTGCGTTAATAAAATGACCTGACCCTGTATCTAAAGAGATACCGTCAGTCGTTAGTTGCATACCTAGCCCAGGATCTACATCTAAAGATACCGAACCGGCAGAACCTCCACCTGTTAATCCATCTCCTGCAAATACTGCAGAGATGTCTCCTGTTCCGGAAACACTACTTGCTTCCCATTTTTGATTTGAGGAGTTATACTGTAATATTTGTCCATTACTTAATGAACCGGTTGATACGTCTGTTAACTCTCCTATGTTAGATGCTCCACCTCCACCAGATCCAAATCCAGTGAAAGAACTCCATGCTACAGAATCAGTAAATGTATTAACATAATCTGCTAAAGTAACAGTTGCTTGATAAGTTGATGATTCAGCTTCAACCCAAACTATTTGTTTATCAGCAATTTGTGATACAGGTATATTGTTTAGTTCGCCAGTATCAGCAACAGTCCTAAAAGCACCACGAATAAATTGTACGTCTGCTAAGGCTACCCCTGATCCTGAGGCTGCTGATGTTAACTCTAATTTCGAACTAAATAATGGCATCTATCTATCTTCTTTTATGTCGGTAAACTACCGTTTGCTGCTACTAGCCTCATTTTAAAGCCAGAAGCTATTGCGTTCTGTGATTTTCTCCCAAATACAAACCATTCACTATATCCCAGATGTGCTGAGTCTAAAGTAACAGAATGTAATACTCCTGATTCTATTCCGAATCCATTACCATCTACATCCATACATGGTACTGCTCCTCCTGCTGTACTATTAAACGATTCTTGAATCGTTGTTGGTACTGTCATATCGGAACCAGAAGGGTAAACTATAATTACTTGTCCAGTAGTGTTAGCGCTTATCGTTCCTAATGCTGATAATACACTATCTAAGTCTGAACCTGATCCACTAGTCTGTAAAGTGGCTGTTTGACCGCCTGCTAAACTAATAGAAGTACTTCCTACATCTCCACTCTTAAATTTATAGAATGGTGATGATGTATTTGCTGTATAAGCAGTAACTTCTGGTGGTACATCACTATTGACTGTACTACCGCCCATTACTCCTAAATAATTAGCTCCAAAACCTGCATCTGAACCGTATGTAGAAGTATAAACGTATACTAATCCATAATCTGCTGATTGTGCAATTACTATTGAAGCTGTATCTGTCCCTGTTTTACCAAAGGCATCTGTAGCAGTTACTGTAAATGTATATGTACCAGCTGCTAAGGCACTATTTGCATCTATATCCCATGATGTTCCATTGGAATTGTTAGATGTTACTGTAAAATCGGAAGCATTAGTACCTGATAAAGCTAATGTTATTGGATAATCTGATTCTGTATCTGAAATTGATACTGAAGCGCATAGTACTCCATTTGCTATGTTATCTGATTCTAAACTTCCTTGTTCACTTACTGTTACAGAAGGGCTACTATTTGCTACAACTAATACCGTAACACTTCCTGAACCAATATTGTTATATTGATCTTGGAAAGTAATATTAGATGTTATATTATCGCCTGCTGATGTAGATGAACCGCTTAGGTTTGTACCTACGGTAAGGTTACCAGATGAATTTACCGTTATGCTTGCATTACTTGAAGTAAATGACGAAACAGCTTGGCTACCGTAGGAAGGTGAGTACGTAACTCCGACATCTGCTTGAGTTCCCGTTCTACCATTTGAAGTTATTTTAATCTCGTCACCATCTAGAGCTGATTCAATAATTCTAAACGTTCCATTGGTAGTTAAAGTACCAACTACTGCTTGTGAAATACTAAATGTATGAGTAGATGTGCGAGAAGCAAACCCTTCTGCATCAGCTATGGTAATTCCTACGGTGTAGTTACCTGCTGCTAATGCTGAGGTTGCCCTTATTAAGTACGTATCACCAGATTTAGTTGCTGATACGTTATTTCCTTGATCATCGAAGACAAATGAATTATGATCTATTCCATTGCCCTCTGCATCACTAAATGAAACTGATACTAGGTTGTTACCTGGTACAGCTTTATTAGTATTCTGATTTGCACTTACATTACTAAACGTAATTGTTGGTGCTGTATTGTCTGTTATGTTGACAGTGAATGCTTGAGTAGCTTCAGTACCAAAAGTATTAGTTGCTGTTACTATTCCGCTTAATTGATCACCTCCAACATCAGCTGAACCGGATATATCTCTAGCCAGAGTTAAATATCCATTTGAGTTTATATTAAAGTCGTTTGAAGAACTAACTGCCCAAGTTACTGTTTGATTAGAAGTAAATCTTGATGTAGTTCCTGAATATCCATTTGAGTTATCGTATATATTATTACTGCTAACTGCTGATTCAATTACATATAAGGTAGTATCTCCACTTATTGAAGGAGCTGTATCATCACTTATAGGTATAGTAATAATTCCTGTGTCAGAACCGTTATTATACGCATCAGTAACAACTACTTGGTACTTGTATTCATCAATTAAATCAGAATTAAGATGTACTCCGTTCTTTCTAGTGACTACTCCTGCTGAAGATACAGTAAAAGCATCTTCTGTTGGGTCTGTTAGTTGTGCAGTACCAGAATATGAACCTGTATTTACTTCTCCACCGTCAACTTCTAAACTATATAATGTAGCATTCTTAAAAGTTATAGTATCTCCTTCTGGATCTGTAGCTGTTATTGTTCCTACTGTAGTTCCTGCTGAGCTATTTTCATTTATAGTACTCAGAGTCTGATTATTGACTGTTGGTTGAGTATTATCTGTTACGTTAATAGTAATGGGTAAAGAAGTAACCGAATCTGCATCTTGACCTGCTTCATAATGAGCATCTGATGCTGTAATAGACATATTATAAGAAGTAATGCTTTCATAATCTAGAGAAGCAGTGACTTGATTTATAGCTACATAAGTAGGGTATTTAATAATACTAAAATGTCCGTTAAGATCTGAACCTGAATTGATAGTTATACTATCACTCTCTGTATCTGTAAAATATACCTTAGTAACTTCTCCTGAGCTTGCATTTTCGTTTCTTGAAGTACTAAATGATGTTATTTGGTTACCAGAAATGCTACTTTCTCTAAATATAGGAGCAGCATTTGGTGTAACTCTAATATATATTGTTTTAGTAGAAGAAGCTCCTATTGTATCTGTTGCTTTTACTACTACTGGGTGAGCTAAAGTTCCATCACCTCTATTATCCGTGTTAAATGCAGTTGCTGTTGGTACAGTATTTAATTTTAATACTCCATTATCAACTATTACAAATCCATCTGTATAAGAATCATCAATACTGAAGGTAATACTCTGAGATTCAGCATCTGTACCGGTTATGGTAACTATTGATGAAGCATTTGCAGTATACTCTTCAATTACTTGATTTCCTGTAGTAATAGTTGGTGCTGTATTAGGATAAAAGACTGCTGTTAAGAAATCTTCTATTGTTCCTGAGCTACCTGGATTAAAAGAGTTAAATAAAGGGTGATCTGTGTTAGATACTACTCTATTACCGTCAAATTGGTTATTAAATGCTGATTGTTCGGTACCATCTGGATTCATAAACTTAACAGACCCAGAAGTAACATATAAATGTCTAAATGGTGCTAATGCACTACCTAAATCGTTAATACTTGACTCTGGAATGATACTTCCGCTTACTATCTGGTTCCCTATAAAGGTATTCGAACCAGAAGTAGCGTAAGAACCTGTTTTTGAATTTAACCCACTGATATCTGAGTGAGAACCTACTGCATATGAAGAAGTAGCAGCTAATAAGCCGTCTACTGTACTTTGTATTGAACTAGTAAAGGTATTTAAACCAGTAACATCAGATTGCTCTGATCCAGTTATAAATCCTAAGTTAATTATTTGTAAAGACGATGAAATAGTACCTGCTGAAGTCTCAGAACCACCAGATCCAAAGCCTAATGATGCTGCTGATGCAGAAGTAATATACCCTAAGTCAGATATCTGTGTAGAACCTGATATAGTGCCGTCTACTGCTGATGTTAAGAAAGATCCAGTAACACTATTAATATGATTTACTTGAGATTGTATAGATCCTGTAAAGCTATTAAGAGAATTTATGTCTGAATGTGATCCTACAGCATATGATGATGTAGCTGCTAATAAACCATCTACTTGACTCTGTATAGAGCCAGAAAAGACGTTTAATCCTACTACATCTGCTTGTACTGAACCGGTTATGAAGCCTAATCCAGCTATTTGTAATGATGATGATACGGTACCTGGTGAAACACTTGCTCCTCCTTCACCAAATCCAGCTAATGCAGCTGATGCTGATGTTAAGAATGATAAATCAGTAATTTGTTGTGAACTACTAATAATTCCACTAGGGGTATTAATAATATCTGAGTATACACTACCGGTTATGAACCCTAAGTCTATTATCTGTGCAGAAGATGATACTGTTCCAGCACTTACTACAGAAGCTCCTCCAAATCCTAAGTCAGATATCTGTTGTGATGATGATATAAGGTTAGTTGGTGTGTTTAATACAGAGCTATACTCTACAGAACCAGAAAATATATGTCCTCCAACAGTTACAACTACGTGTCCTGTTGAATATTCAGCGAAAGTTACCTTTACGTTGTTATTATCTACTAATTGGGTAGAAGCAGGTATATACTGGAATCCATTCTCATCATAAACTGTTACATTTACGTTCTGAGTGTTAAAACTATGAGTAATACTAACAGATCCTGTCTGATCGAAGTCTGATCTTATAGAACTTATAGTATCTACTGCAATACCAGTTAATCCTGAACCGTCTCCTTTAAAAGCTGATGCTGAAACTAATCCAGTACCGAAGTTTACTGTAGTATCTAGTAAGTTAGTTGATATCTGACTAGAGCCAGACATTATATTACTAGGAATATTTACTAAATCTAAATAAGTTGAACCAGTTATATAGCCTAATGTACCTACTTGAGCAGAAGAGCTAATAATACCACCTGGAACGTTGGTTAAATCTGAGTATCTAGCGATATCTGAGGAAGTAACGAATCCTAAGTCAAGTATTTGCTTAGATCCACTTAATACATCCTTTCTATACCCTAAATTATATATTTGTGCTGAAGATGAGATAACATCTCTATTATATCCAAGTGCATCTATCTGTAAAGAAGAGGATATGATGTTAGAACTATCAGCTTTAAGAAAATATGATGAGGTAGCAGCATTTAAGTTAGGTATACTACCTGTAACTGCCTCTAATCTTTCTACTCTTTGATCATTAGATTGAGTATAAAGGTTAATAGATGCAGAATGTAGTCTTAATGAACCAATATTAGGATTAGCCCCTGCTTGAAGCGAATCTATCGTAGCCATTACATCCCTACCGTTGAAAGTAAGTTGAGAACCAGTAATATTAAATGAACCAGTAAGATTAAGACTTTGAGCACCAGGAACTAATTGAGTCTGAGCGACTCCTCCCTTCATGAAAGCTAATGATCCTGATAATGCGCCGGTAAACTTCGCCATTTGTTAAATTAGTTTATTAAATCTAGTTGAAACCCGGCATTTATACGCCATTTTATATAAATAGGTAGTGATGTTAAAGATTACTCTCTGTTTCAGCACCGAATTTTAATTCTCCTTTAGAATAGAACTTTTTACTATTATGTGCATGTGCATTAATGGCGTCAGTTATGATATGCCCTAGTAATTTAATACTAAATTCTGTTTTTATTATTCTATCGTTACCTTGAACTATCTCTGCTGAGGTAGTATAGGTGTCTATTTGTGCTCTGAATGAAAACTTACTTGGATCTCCCCAATATGAGTCAGATGCGAAGTTAATACCCTCTACAATCTTATTATTCTGCTCTACATAGTCGGTATATATAATACATGAGTAAGTAATGTTAACATAATCAGGTATAGCTACTGCGTAAAACTCTTTAACGGGAGTTCTATTGTTTAGAATACCAAATCTATCATATACATTCTTCTTAGAGAACTTTTTTTCGTATATTCCATAGTTCATTGGATTATTACCATCCATTTTATTCCCTAACTGTCTATTCTTCTCTAAACTGTCTCTTCTAAATACTATTAACGGTGCTTGCATCTTACCATTCTTATCGCGGTAATAACCGTCTTTCTGCATGGATGCCCAACGTTCAGGAGAACCATATACAAGTGGTACCTTTATGTTTTTAGCGTTCTGTGTTACGGTTGGTTGAAGAACTTCGTTAAAGTAGTAGTATATAGCTTCATCTATGTCTTTTATACCTACAGAAAAGTTTTTTACATCATCACCTTTACGGCTTACCTGTTTAGCTCTGTCTTGTTGATCAGTAGGACCGCTTTTTTGTCTTACCTCCCCTGATTCTGGTGAGTAAGCTTTAAATTGCTGTCTTCTAAGTTCTTCTTGTGACTTAGGTATAGGTTTTTTATCTGCCATCTTATCTAACTTCTGTTAATCCTACCTTATCTGCTCTTGTTAAGTGACAATCTACTATAATAGACAGAGAAGAACCAAATCCGCTACCGGCTAAATTGTAAGACTTATCTCTACCTAAGAAAAGAGTATTCTCTCTAACTGTATCTACTTCATAATAGTCGTTATTCCATTCTACTATATCTCCAACTTCTGGAACCATATTAGAGTCAACTAAATCTTGTCTTATAAATGCAAATGATGCTTCTCTTCCTAAATCAGGACCAAATTCTTGAATATCTACTACTTGATCACCTCTAGTTATTAGACAAGCAAGCTTTAAAGCGTTCCAGTACGACTTCTGTAATGCTTCACCATATAAGTTAACATCTGTATCTTCTAAACTGAGCTTATGGTACAATACCTGTTGTTCTACTATATCTTGTAGTAGTTCACGGTTAATATTGACTAATAAGTCAAAGTCTCTGTTAGATCCAAATAGCATTACTTCTCTTCTATTGTATTTTCACCTACCTCTATTGCAACTATACCACTATACTTGGAAGTAGCATTTGCTTTTAGCGCTGCAAAAGCCTCTGCGGGTTCTTTCTGGCTTATTATTTTAATTTTATATGTTGCCTTATTAGCATCTGAGTTTTCTGATGCAATAGTACAAGTTGTTACTCCAGGTAAAGCTCTTATAGCATCATCATATCCAGTAGGCCCATCGTCACTAAAGGTTATTTGAACCATAGCTTCGTAAGTTCTGTATTCTATTTCTAATATGATGTCTGTAAGTTTCATTATCCTACGTATATAGTCATTGGTACAGATTTTAAGATATTTTCTACATCTTCTGACTCTTTAGCTTGTGCTTCTAATTGAGCTGATCTACCTGTTGAGGTTAAAGTCTCTCTAAGCTGTGTTAGTAGAGCTATTTTTTCTGCTCTTGCATCAGTTAATAGATCTGCTTGATTTAAAGTAGCTTCTGAACCAGGTACTGGTACCGTCTGATACTTTCCTCTTACATACCCTAATACTTCTTTAGCGAGAGCTAAACTATAATTAAAGATCCATTGACGTCCTACACTATTAATCTGTCTGTATTGAGGATTTTCGTAAGGTACTTCTGATATGCTTGTTATCAGTCCTGGATTATTTTTATAGTTGAGTTTTTGTTTGTCGTCTACTTTATAATACTCAAACCACATCTTCCCTTCTCCAGCTGGAATAGGAAATAATTTTAATTGGTTATTTACTAATTCAAAAGTATAAGTAGATTTTCTTATCTGATCATTAAATTCAATTGCTTGAGTTTTTAATATATCATATGAAGTAGGCATCATTAAAAAGTTAACACCAGGACTAAAGCTACCAAAATCAAAAGCAGTCATTAAGGACTGTACTCCTGTTCCGGTTCCAGCATAAGGGTCAAAATACCTTAGTATTGCAGGAGGTGCTTGATAGAATACTTTTCTTACTTCTATACCTCCGGTTATTCCTTGATCATCAGCCCATTCATTTAAGTTATATGTCTGTTGATTCTTATTTACTGTGATTGAGCCACTGTATTTAGTTACGTTACCTCCAACACCTGCTTCAGTACCGTAGTGTTTAGATATTTCTACTATTCTACTAATAGAAGGATCTACTAATTGATTATTTACTAAACTACCTGTTGAGCCTCCTTCAAGACTTAAGTAATTTTCTCTTATCTTATATTGAAAGACTTCATTTCCGTAAGTAGTTACTGCTTCTTCAAAGCAAGCAAACATTTGTTCTTGTTGCAATTCAACATCCATAAGTGGATACCCAAGTCGGGTACCTACAAATTTAGCTACTTTTACAGCATCGGTTTGAAAGGAGGTATCAGTATCATAAAACCCAAAAGGAGTATCTCCTGAGTTGAATGTAGCTGAGCCATTCCATATAGTTACATTTGCCATTGCTTAGTTTTACTTATAAATAGTGGTTAGTCTCTGAAGGTCTTATATACTTCTAATAGAGGTGCGACAATATCATGCCTATGATTCTGTGCTAATGAGTGAGTAACGAAACCTTTTACTTGTTCTTCAAGTCTAGAAAGGAAAGAAAATCCAGTCTCTCTTTTATCTCTTAAGTCAATTTGAGCCATATCTCCACATATACACATCTTAGAATTTTTACCTAATCTGCCTATAACTGTTTCCATTTGAGGATGAGTTACGTTTTGTGCTTCATCAACTATTACAAAAGAGTTTAAAAATGTTCTACCTCTCATAAATGCAAAAGGTACTATTTCTATATTACCTGCTTCCATTTCCTTCTTTACCTTCTCTTCATTATATAACATGAATAAGTTATGATAGATAGGGGCTAACCAAGGGTCCATTTTAGCCTGAAGATCTCCTGGTAAGAAACCTATATCTTCTTTAGCTACAGTTGGTCTTGTTATAATAATCTTATCTATACGTTTGGTAAATAGTAGATCTAAAGCTACTTGTGTTGCTACTAGCGTTTTACCGCTACCTGCCATTCCTTTTAGTACTGTTACTGGATTGTCTAGTATTAACTTTTTTGCTTCTTTTTGTTCATCATTTAGTTGAACGTTAAATTTAATCGGGCGTTTTGGTCTTCTTTTTTCGACGAAAACTTCGTCGGTGTGAGGTTTACTTGCCATATGTCTTTTATAAATTAAGATAGAATCTTTATTACTTATAAATAGGACATAAAAAAAGAGGCCCGAAGGCCTCTCTTAATATTACTCTAAGGGGTTATCCTAGATCTGATCTAAGTCAGAGATAAAGATTTTTCCGTAGAATTCTGGTCTGATCATCTTCTTAGCGTAACGAGTCATTAAACCTTTTCTTGGAGTGAAGGTTTCTGGATCGTATACTAGAGGAGTCATCATTAATGGTACATAAGGAGCATATACAGCACCTGCTTCCAAGAACTGAGAACCTCTATATCCCATAAGGATTGTGTTTTCAGTCATGTAAGGGTTTTTGTATACTTGGAATCTTGAAGCTAAGCTTCCGATTCTTTGTACTCCCATTGCAAACTTATCTTGGTTTCCGTCAGTTTGTGCAGCATATCCAGGAATTGATTCTAGGATTGTAGCAACTGAAGGAGAACATACTAGGAAGTTAGCACCACCTCTTAATGTTTTCTGGTGAATCTTGTTAGATACTTTTTGGATTTTAGTTCCTAAAGTTTGGAACCATTGTCCTTGAGTATTGTAGAAATCAGAAGTAGCAGCAGTCCATGCACCACCTTGGAAGTTCTTGTTGTTTTCAACAGACCATCTTTCAGTAGTTACAGCACCTTTAATCAACATATCTAAAATCTCTAAATCGATTTCCATAGAAATGTATTCACTTAATAGTGAAGTCAATTCTGCTTCTGCATCGATTGAGTGATATGCGTTAAGGTCTTGTGCAAATTCTGGTGTCCATTGCGCCTTTAGCTTTCTTGTCTTAGCAACAATTGCCTCAGATTGCAATTTAACATCGATCTCTGGAATACTAATTGAAGTATCAACAGCTACAGTTGAATCAGCCTCAAAGTCACCTCTTGTGTTATCAGTTGGTTGTTTGTGGTAGATTACTTGTACGTTGTCAGAGTTGTTTACACCTCCTGCAGCAGATTGTACTAATACTAGGTTAGACCCAGAAATTTTAGTAAATTGCTTGTGGATTACAGCTGAACCAGATTCTGCACTTAATTCAAATGCTCTAATTCCTTCTGCGTCGTAAGCTGGGATAGAAGAAAGAGGTATTAATACCGCTTCGTAATCTGCTAATGTTAATCCAGCGTCAAAGCCTACATCTTTCAATAAGGCAGCTTGTACTGTTGCAGCAGCTTCAGTTCCAGTTACTTGGTTGATAGTGTATCCGAATTGTCCAGCGCCATAAAGACCTCCAGAAACGTCTACATCTTCTCCCATTTTGTTAGCTCCATCAGTTACGTTACCGTACATGTTTTCGCCATCTGCTCTTCCGTTTACTCCAGTACCGTACTTAAAGTCTAAGTAGAATACTAGCCCAGAAGGCAAGTTCATTGGTTGTACACTTACGAAGTCTTGCGCTACGATTTGAGCGAATACTTTTCTCACAAGTGGTAAAGCAACACCAGCCCAGTTTTCTCCTTGGCCTGCAGTAAAGCCTGAGCCTCCTGCTTGAGTTGCGTTTGCTTCTGCTACGATTTGTTTAGCTTGGTTCTCAAGAATAACAGCCATGTTACCAGCGTGCTTTTCATCAGAGATACCTTCTAACAATCCAGAAGCGCTCCATTTCTCAGCTAAACGAGCAGCATCTGCTTGTACGCTTTTGAAAGTGTTAGAGCTTTCTAATAATTGATTTAATTCCATGATTAATTTTTTAGGATTTTAATTTTATTTATTTTATAATACCAGCTAACTTCTGCATTCTAAGAACAGATTCAGATACGTTTCCAATTACTCCTGGTTTACTTGCTGTAATTCCAGTAGCTTTAGATGCAGATCCTTTATGCTCTTTAATGCTAGTTGTTTCTTTTTTAGTAACAACATTTTCGCTAACTGTTTCAAAAACTAATTTTACTTCTTTAACTGTTTCAGCTTTATCGAAAGCAGCAATAATGTTTACTTTCTGTGATTCTGATAAGTTGTTTGCTTTGAAGATTTTGTTAACATAAAGTAACTTAGAGTTTAGTAAATTAACTTCGTTTAATTCACTTCTTAAAGTTTCAATAGTTGATAAAGCTTCAGTTAAGTCTTCTTTGATGGTATCGTTAACGTTAGATTCTTTAGAATCAGATTCTGCATCGATTTCATTTTTAGTAGGTCCGTCTTTAACTTCGTCTACTTCTTTGTCATCTTTTGCTTCATCCATTTCTTTGTCATCTTTCTTACCTTCTTCCATATCGTCTTCGCTTTCGCCTTCTGATACAGCTTCTAGTTCTCTAATTAACTCATCTAAGTCAATCTCTTCTTCGCCTTCTTCTCCAGCTAAAGGATCTCCCTCGCCTGGTTCTTCAATTGCTCCAGCGTCCATATCGTCAGCTCCCATTTCAGGTTCCATCTCAGCTTCACCAGCGCCCATTTCTTGGCTAATGATGTCTCTAATAAGGTCTTTGAAATCTTCTACTGATAGATCTTTTAGATCTTCGTCTTCTGCTGGCTCTTCTAATTCGTCTTCAGCTTCCTCAGGAGCTTCTTCTCCTTCACCGTCTGCTTCTAATTCGTCTTCTTCGTCTTCTGCTTCTTCTACAGCTGTAAATTCTTCCTCCACTGCTTCGTCTTTGTCGTCTTTAGCAGGAGCTTCATTAACATCTTCATCGTCTGATTCTGTTACTGCTACTTCGTCGACGTCTTTGTCTTCCATCTCTTGAAGTTTTGCAGCTAACATATCTTTTAAATGAGGAGTCAATGACTCTTCTAAAGCTTCCTTGGCGTTTGCAATAGCGGCTTCTCTTACAGACTTAGCTTCAGCAATAGCTTGCTTGAATAAATCTTTGTTTGCCATTTTTTAAAAATAATGTGTGGTTTCTACGATTATTATAAATCGTAATAGAAAATATAAGTTTGTGTTGATGCCATATAAGAGATGGCATATTCGTATATAAATATATACTTATTCCGGAAAACTTAGTAAATAGGGAAACTTTTATATTGATGATGCAGCGGATCCGACTGCTCCTGCAATCTCACCTCCAATTACTGCTATATCTCTACCTTTAAGTGCTGCTTTTACAGCAGATACAGAAGCGGAAGCAAGTCCTCCACCTTTAAGAGCATTCATAGCACCGATACCAGCTTTAACTCCTAGACCGGCTAATATGGCTATAAATAAACCTTTAGCAACTAATTGTCTTTTCTTCTCATCTCTAATGAAAGGCTTAATAAACCCTGAAAGAGCATTTACTATGTTAACTTCGTTGTTGTGGGCCCATTTATGAACTGCATCAGCTTTATCAGCTGCTTTATCTAAATTCATCTTTCTAAGAGCCGTCGCAGCATACTTACCTAAAACGTCTAATACTGTGTTAGTTGCTAATGCCCAAGATAATACACCTACTGTTGTAATTACTTCGTTAACATCCTGTTCTCCTTCTTTACCGAATTCAGCTTCCATTGCTTTTGCAAGATCGGCTGCCATTTGGGATTCTGCACTTTCTAGTATAAGATCTGCTATCTTCATTATGCTCTTAATATGTCGTTTATAATAAGGTCTAAATTAGCATATTTAGATACCTTTATTTTACCTTCAGATAAAGATACTGGATTCATAAATGCTCCATGTGTAGATGGATTAGATACAAAATCCCAACATACTAATTCAAAATCGTCTTGTACTTCTAAAGTACCTTCGTTTGTTTGTTGTACTGAACCTGTACCTCTAGATGAAATACCGATTGTATGACCTGCTCTAGCAATTTCTTTTACGATATTACCAGAAGGTGTATTAAGTAGTTCTACACGTCCCATAAGGTCGTCTCCTTTCCACCATAACTCTTTTACTATATGAGAGGCGTTCTTAAGAGAGACAACAGGAGACTCAGGGTGATCAAGTTCTCCGTAAGCATTTCCTTGCTTAACAAACTCTTTGATATATCTTTCTGATTCTCTTAGTAAAATGTCTTTACTATATGTACGTCCATTTTGATTCTTTGCAACTGCTCTTTGCATTACTCCTTCTACCTCATATACTCCCGGCTTAGTTTTTGATTCCTTAAGTACCGGTCTGAATGGTGTTACGTCTACTAATAGTTGTGCCATATTATTTTTTCTTTTTGTTCTTCCCGTAAGAAGACTCTCTTAATGGAGCGAAAACATTACTTTTTGGTGCAGGTGCTGTTTCGAATTCATCTAAACCTTGCGCCCTTTTAGCTGCATCAATTTCTGCACTAGAAATAGTTCTAACTTTAGGAGTATCTAGTCCTTTTAAGAAACCTGTCTTAGTTACAGGTCTAAGGTCTTTACTAAATGCTGTTTCAATAGCTGGTGCTAAGAAGCCTCCTACTTTTAAACCTTCTTCGTTTCTTATCTCACCTAAAGTATCGTATACTTTTTGTATTTTCTCTCTAGTCTTATCGTAATAAGCTTCAATGTCTGTTACTATATTTTGTAAGTCTAGTATTGCTCCTTTCATACCTTCAAAGCCTGCATAATCTTCTGCAAACTTAGCTAGTTGGTTAGTAGCTGCTTCATTAATAGCTTTATCTTCTTTTAAGACCTTACTAATGATAGCTCTAACATTTTCTTTCATGGCTTTTTTAATAGCCTTGTCTTTAGCAGCTTTATAATCATCTCCGTCTACGTCTCCATCTCCGTCATGATCTTTTCCTTTCTTTTCGTCAATCTTTGGTACACCTACATCATGTCTGTCTAACTCATCTTCGTCATCCCAAGGACCTCTCATAATATCAACACCAATGTTGTAATGATCTCCTATAGCGTACATTACCTCTTCGGCTTCTTCTCTTCCTGTAGTGTCGTTATTTTCAGCTCTATCTTCTATAAGAGCAACAAATTCTTGTAAACCACCTACTCTTTCACTTACTACTTCGCCGCCTCTAGGTACATAATTCTCATCTCTTTCTCTCATTGGAAAAGCTCCTTCGAATATACCTGCTAGAGTTTCTTTTATCTCTTTTCTATATTTTTTTAATGCATCTGTTGCTTCTGCTCTATCTCCTGCTTTTATAGCATCTATTACATCACCTAAGTGAGTGTTTTCTCTATGATAGTTTACATCTTCGAATGAATCGTAGATAGCTTGCATAGTTTCAACTGGAGTATTAACTCTTACTTTAAGTCCTGCTTTAAGCATACCTTCATAATCGAAGTCAGTAGAGAACATATCACCAGGCTTATATTCATGAGGACGTTCGTCCATGCTTCCTGGAGTATAATTCTTTATAGCATCCATTTGAGCTGCATCCATTTCTTCTACATCATGTTCTTTGCCCATTGCCGCTTTAATTGCAGCATCTTTCTTGTCTAAGTACTCTTCTTCATCTTCTTCTATGTAATCAGATGGACTTTCATAGTTAACTGATACAAACTCATCAAATTCGTCTACTATCTCTTCTGGGCTTGCTCCTCTAATGTCGTTAAAGTGAGTCTTAATAAAGTCTTTTATTACTTCGTTGTCTGCTTGTCTTTCTTTTTTCAATAAAGCAATTAAGTCAACTGTCTGCTCTCTTAATGCAGAAGGTTCAGCATTCTCTTTAAGAGTAGCTTTCTTCATAGCATTAAAAGTATCTGCGTCTTTAGCTCCTCTTTTAGTTTCTTTCATTTTATCATGCTTATCTACTCCTGCTGATTCTCCAGCCATAAGGTTGTAGTAGAATGCTTGATCTTTTTGTAAGTTAAGGATAGTTTGCTGTCTAGCTTTGATGTATTGTTCTTTTGTGACAACTCCAGAAGAATCAATACCAGCTTTATTCAATTCATAGTTAACTCCTCTATCAATACTAGTTAATGAGAAATTATCTTCAGGTGATTTGATATGTCTGATATCTTTTAATTTATTTTCTGATATCATTCCTCTATTCTTTAGAATCTGTACTGAATCTTCAAATCCATTAGATACTGTTAAATAGTTAGGGAACGCTTGCTTCATTTGACGAAGGAACTCCCCTTTAGCCATTGAGCCTTCTAGTACGGAGTTATATTTTTCAGTTGCTGTCATGTTTATACTTCTTTGTATCCTTGTTTCTTTAATGTCTTTTTTGCTCTTTTTGCATTCCCAAAAGCGAAAGGAGTAGCATAATTCATTCCTTGTCCAGGAGTAAATGTAGCTGAACCGCCAGTAACGTTTGCTTCGTCTAACTCTTGCATTACTTCTCTAACTAGTGATACTACTTCTGATCTCTTCATTATAGAGTCTTAAGTTCATTTACTAGGTCGTAATACTGCATTAAGTTAACTAAGTGACTATCACTTATCGCATCAGTCTTCTTTAACGGAACAATTGCTTTAGAAACTTCTTCTAATTTAATCTTAACTACCTTATCTTTTACCTTACTAGCAAATTTTCCTACTTGAATTGATATCTTACCAAGTTCTTCATTAACAATGTTGCGTAAACGTGCTTTTGAGTTAACTGAGGTAATAAATTCTTTGAGTATAAATTTTTGTTCTGGAAGTAAGTCCTTGTAGTTATCGTTAAACTTCTCTAATAATATTTTAAAAGTCAACAACCTCAAGTCCTTATCGTACTTCGAATACTCTTCTATTAAGGTATCCTTTACGCTGTCCTCGTTTTGCTTTGTTGCAGTTAAGTGCTCTAGGATTGTTAACTTATTATCTACTAAATATTGTGGATCTACCATTTCAGCATTATTCTGTGCTTCAAGTAGACAATATAGTGCAGCAAGAGCTTTATAGTCTCTTACCGATATGCTAAAAAACTCCTCTAGATTATAATGTTTCTTAATCTCAGAGATAAGTTTATATTTTTGTGATTTAAGTAGCTTTTGATCTAGTTTTCTAGATACTTCAGTTACTGTAGAAAGAATAGCTTCTGCCTTTCTTTGTGCTACGCCATTTGCTTTGATTACAAGACTATACATCTTATACTCTTTAGCTAATGTAGATTTATTCGCGAAATACTCTCGTATAATGCTTACAGCCGGTGAATTCCTATTACTAAGAGTATCAGCGGCAATCTGCTTGACTAATAATTCGAATATTAGCCCAGTATTTTTATACTTGGAATGCTTTATTTTCATTATACACGTTTACTATTATAAATATGCACTACTTACCTAAATCTTTAATGTTCTCTTCACTTAGTAGACTAGAAGTGTCTTTATTACTGTCTTTCTTAAAGACAATCTGTTTTAAGTCACTAAGTTGACGATTTAATATTGATTTGGCTTTCGTTTCATTTACGTTATCTGCATCGCTGGGGAATCCACCCTTCATACCATGCTGTCCTAGAGGATCTCTTCCTCCTAAGGCATCGTTTGTTCCATATACTGATGCTTTTTCTGTTGGTCTACCACCTTCTGGTCCAGGCTCTCCCCATTCAGGAGTTTCATCGTAGCCTTTTGGTACATCTCCAGGACTTCCACCTTTAGGAGTAGAAGTAGATCTTCTACCGTACATAGATGCTAAGTCATGTGGTGTACCGTAAGTCATACCAGAGCTAGCTGGATCGTTACCTTCACCTTCGATTTGTGCTCTTCTAAATTTACGTTTCTCATCTTCAATCATTAAGTCTCTCATTTCCATATAAGAATCTTCTGATAGATCGAATATGTTTTCATAGATGTAATCTGATGAGAATAGTTTAGAATCTTGCATTTGAGCAGCTAAATCTACTTTCTCTTTAAGTAGTGCTACTTTTTCTTGTTCAAAGATAATTGACGGTGTAGTTAGTTTAATTTCAAAATTAGTTAAACTCTCTCCTTGAAAACCTTGTGTGTATAAATGTACTAATGCAATTTTAGTTAATTCAGACTCCATTATCTTTTGGATTCTTTCTACTGTTCTTGCAAATCGTATATCTTCTGCTGCTAAAGTAGCTTTACCACTTAAGTCACCTTCGTAACCAAAGTAAGCTTTAGGTATCTTTAATGCAGCAAATAACTTAGCCTGTAAGTATTGAACGTCTCCTGTTCCATCATACTCTAAGCCTTTAGTTGTCTCTATTCTTGTTGAAGTATCTCCTCCTCTGACTGGTAGATAAAAATCTTCCATCATATTCTGCATGTTAAACTTCAAGTTATATTGTCCTGTATTAGGATCAACATAAGGAGTCTTCTTCATACTGTTAATAGTAGTTTGCATAAACTGCTCTACTTCATTAGGAGGTATTGAACCTACATTAATATAGAACATTCTCTTCTCAGGTGCTCTCATTATACGATGAATTAACATCGCATCTTCCATTAAGGTAGTTTGTTTAAATATCTTTCTTGCTGGCTCTAAATAAGATCTACCGTAAGGTAAGTAGTGTACATCAGAAATTAATCTGAAGTGAGCCATTTCGTAATTATCTATTTTTATTCTACTTGACTGCTTACTATTAGGTAAGTAGTTAGTATCTGTAGATGCTGCAATTCCGTCAGGATCTAATTCGAATTCTACTTTATTAGGATTCTCTTCATCATGACCTTCTAAACGAGCAATATGATAAACAGTGTAAGGTAGTACGTTATATACTCCAAACTTCTCTGCTATCTCTAACTTCAAGAAAAAGTCTCCGTACTTACACATCTGTCTAGTCCAGGACCATAAGTTAAATTCTATATTTAATACGTCATAGAATAAGTTATATAGAACTCTTTGAATATTTTCATCTGAAGATTTAATTGCTAAAACTTCGTTTTGATCATTCTTTACTGATGCTTCATCTGCTATAACGTCAAGTGCTGATGCTATGATAGGATCAGTGTCCATTGCTTCATAGTCAGAGTATAACTGAATCCTAAGTGTTTGGTAGTTTAAGTTAGGATTAAAGATGTTAGCTTTGTTATACGTATACAGACGAGTAAACCTATCCATTAATGAATTAGTCTTAACTTTACCTGTAGTTTGTATTGATTGTGTGTCCGCTACCTTTAACTGTGTTCCACCGACGTTTCTTATAACTACGTCGTTAGAGAATAGTCTCTGGAGTCTTCCGAACAATGATGTATCTGCCATCTAAAATATATTTTTATATAAATAGTCTATTTTAATATCCAACTGATATCTTCTGTTGTACGACCATTATCTACAATATAAGGATTATTTTGTTGGGATCCAACTGATTTAATGACTGCTTTGTTTTTAGCATTAAGATTAGTAAAAGAAGAGAGTTGAGCTCTTGCTAAGTCTATTCCTTGTTGTCTTAATCTAAGTGCAGTATCCCTTACATATAGTGCCGTAGCGCATGAAATAATAAGGTCATCATTATATCTATCCTGTGCTTGTGCTTTTCCGTTCTTCCATACAAATACTCTCATTTCAGACATAAGTCTCTTAGATTGTATAGTTGCTGAATGATCCCTAATATACTCTATCATCTTAGCTATCACTAATGGTCTAGTTCTAGCCGACATTGTAAAGCCTGGTACTAATTTATCTCTTTCAAACTTATGCATATAAGTCTCTACTGTCTCCATATTATTAGTAGCACTATAGAACAAGTTACGATATTCACGTGCTATAATCTGTTCTATGGTAGACCAACCAATATTAGCGTTTTCTACTACTAGAAGTGCTTCATTGTATTCTGAGGCAATACCTACTAGCATATTACCAAAATCTCTTGGAGCTATCTTACCTTTGTACTCTCCTACTTGAGTGGCTGTTTCTATGTCAAATATGTGAAATGCAGAATAATCTCTTCCATCTCCTCGAGCAACATCTGCTACAACCATATATGATTTAGTGTAGTCTACTCCTTCCCATACCCAGAAGTTACCGTCTACTCCTCTTCTTTCTAGAGGATCCTTTTGATAGGTTTGTTCATAAAATGACATATCATCCGGTTCAAATACTGTATCCCCAGAAGCTAAGAAGTCACAATCACATTCCTGTCCTGCCATCTTAGGTCCAAGGTCAGCATTCTGTTGCTCTCTCCATGCTTCATTTCTTTCAGGATGTACTGTCCATGGTAATCTTATAGGTAAAAAACTATTTTCACCGCTTTCTGCTTTTTCCCACGTTTGATGGAACCAGTTACCAATACCGTTAGGAGTTGATAAAGCCATACACTGTCCACCAGTAGCTAGTGTTTGTTGAGCAGCTGCAAACGTTTCGTCAATGTTATCAATAAAGGCGGCCTCATCAATAAGTAAGAGCGATACCGCTTCGGATCTTGCTGCATCAGCATTAGATGATTTCGCTGTAATTTTAGATCCATTCTTAAGTCTTAGTGATAATTTGTTTTTCTCTAATGCAGGTAGCTTTAACCATTTAGGTAGCTGATCATACATAAACATTGTCTTTGTAACTAAGTTACGGGCAGTTGCTTGTGTAGTTGCTAATGCTAGTACGTTCTTATCTTTATGAAATAACATCAGCCATAAACTATAAGCAGCAGCTAAAGTAGAAATACCAAGCTGTCTAGACTTAAGAGTAATAAGGTATTGATGATCTTTAAATAAGTGTAGTACTTTACCTTGAAATGGATATAAGTTAAATAAGATACGGCCACGAGTAGGATGCTGTATATAGCAATACTTCTTCATGAAATAGGCCGGATCTTTAGCACACTTAATATACTCTTGTGCTATTATCTTTTTAATATCTTGTGCCATAACTAACTTACTTTAATGTAAACAGATGAAATAGAACTTTTTGATCCTGCATAATTAACTATGTCTGTTAATGCATTGGACACTGATGCTTTATCTCCTGTTTCAATAATCTTTATAAACGAAAGAGCTTGATATTTTGATGATATCCAGTCTGTACTCTTTTCTTTTAGTTCTTCAGAGGATATATTAAACCCTCCGTATTTTTTTGCAATATCAATAAAGTTGTTTACAAACTCATCTGATAAATTAATCGAATCTGCTAATGCATTTTTCTGAGTAGGTAGTGGATCTAGTCCTGCTTTCTGAATTAATAAGCTTATTACTCCTCCTCCGATCTTTCCTTGGTTAGCAGTCTTACCTTTTATCTCTCCTTGGAAGCTTGTACCGTCTGTAGTAAATGTTCTTAGCTGCATTTTTACGCCAGAGTCAAAACTTATGTAAGCATCCTTAGATGTAGGAGAAACTATAGAAGAAGCGTATCCATCTTTCTCAGCAGATGCTTCTTTATTTAGTACACTCATTTTACTATCTGGTCCTAACTTCTTTAACGACACACCTATAAGTTTCTTTTCGCTAAATAGCTCCAATAGGTGGTTATTTAATTCAGCTATGTCTCCATTTCGTAAAGTAACGTTTTTAATTGAAGGAGATACAATCCATATATCTGCAGGATTCCATTTATCGTCTGATATTCTCCATCCGTTATCTTTTCTTACTTTTTTCCAAGCTGTGTATATAGACTCTACAAATGATGAGCCTCTATGGTATTCAAAACCAGTTCCTGCAAAAGAGTTAAGTTTCTTAGCAGTATTGATAAACGTTAAAGCCCATCCTGGTGAATTAATAATAAATTGAATTATATCAGCAACTGGAGTATTAGAGTCAATATCACTTACTACAGAATTAAGTTTTTCTTCTGTTAAATCTGCTACTGAGATTTCACTACCTATCTTCTGTGCTAAAGCATTAACTAAGCATTGAGCTGTTTCTTGAATAGCTGTCTGTGCAGCACCTCCTCCAGAACCTTTACCTCCTCCAAAATCATCAGATTTTTTAAGTTTAGAAGTAGTTATTTTATTTCCTTCTTTATCTTCTAAGGTAACTGGCCCTTTGCCTATATCCCAAGCTTCTAATTCTGCTACTTTAGATCCTGCTGGATCGTTAACTAAAAAGGTTCCGCCTTTATCTAATTCTAAAGGTTCTTTATTTTTAATTTTGTAGATTAGTATATCTATCCTTTCTTCTTTTGTTTTAGAGTTTTGCTTACTTAACTCTTTAGGAGTAAGGGGTGTTTCATTTAGATTAAAACCAAACATAGATTCAAATAGAGCCATATCCTTTTCATTATTAATGTCAGGATATCCTTTTTTGGTCTTATAGGACCATTCTAGTATAACTCTATCTATAAGATTCATATTATGCTTCTGGTTCTTCTCCGTCTTCGAAGTCTATTGTTTCACCTCCTAAGTCAGCTCCGCCGCCTTCTTCTCCTCCGGCATCATCTCCTGCTAGTGAATCAACGTCTGCGCCGCCTTCTTCACCGCCTTCAGCTCCACCTTCTCCACCCGGGAAGTCACCGCCTCCACCTCCTCCGCCTCCGGAATCAGTATCAGCGGGCTCTCCTTCTCCAGCCCCGCTCATAGGACCTTCTTTGTAAAGTCTAGCCAACTTATCTAAAGCTTGTTGGTATTCATCTATCTTTTCAATATAATAGCGTTTACCTAATATTTGTGCTTCAAACCCAGTTCCTGTCCATTTAAGGATATAGGATTGTCCGTTTTTAATGTTCACCCTGAAAGACGATGGACGTGGAGAGATCCAGTCGATGCTTTCTACGAACTCCTTAAACTGTCCGGTTTGTAACTTAATAATAGCTTTTTTCAATGTTGGGAACTTTCCCAGGATTTCATCAGTAGCGTCTTCTAATACAGTCTCTTCTGGAGCTTCTGTATCTGGTTCTTCTTCTGGTGTTGGTTCTTCTTCGTTTAGAGAATCGATAAGAGATTCATTTAAAGTCCGAGATGTTTTATATTCTTCTAACTTAGTAGTCATTAGTTCACTCATTCTCTGAAGTTTAAGTAAACTATATTGTTCTGGTCTTTCTGTTCTAAGGTATCTTTGTATTTTTCTGAAGTTAGTTTTAATAAGTTCAAATAACTCTCTTGCTGCTTGATCTTGTCTAACATCGTCAGAGCCCATTAGTTTTTTAATGTCTTGTATGATACCTGCGTAATTCTTATAAAGTGCAGAGAAAGAGGGTAAAGTAAGTATTTTATGCCCTATGCTTCCTGTTGTAGTGTTCTTTTCTGTAGCTTTAAAGTATGTATCCATAGCTTGGTTGAAAAAATCATGCTCACCACCGTAATTAGGTTCACCGTATCTTTTAACAATACTTTTTCTCTGTGAATCAGAAATATCTTCCCACTGTACAGTACCACCTTTAGATTGGATAGCCTGTTGGGACATTTCATTAATGACGTCAGAGTAAGCCTCGAGTATGAGTTTTTCTAATTTATGCATATCTTACTTCTTTTTCTTTTTGTAGCCTTTATGCCAATGTTCATTCATAGTGATCACTTTTAAGTGCTCAGCAGGAACATCTTCTACTAACCTATTTCCTTTTTTAAAGAATACATCATAGTGAGTTACTACATGCTTATTACCTTCTTTAACTAAAGTATGTTGTTCGTCTAAACATATACCTGCTCCATATACTTCATGTACAACGTGTGCTGCACAGTCATGAGCAAATCCAGGTCCTGCTTCCTCTAATTCACTTTTATTAACTAAAGTTAATTTAAAAGAGTCATGTAAGCCAGTTTTCTTTTTACCTACTTTACCGTTAGTAACTCTAACATAAGCATCATGTTTTCCAACTTTTCCATCTACTCTTTGGTAAATATTACCGTGTTGATTTTTAACATAATCTCCAGGCATAATTTGACCTCCTTTAGCTTCATTTTTAGCTTCTTTTTTAAACTCATCTTTATGGTGAGTATAATATTTCTGAGCATCCATTGGAAGTTTATATATAGAAAGACCGTCTTTGAGAGCTCTTTTAATTTGCTTAATCATTCTCTCTTTAGAAGCTTCATTTACTTCGTTTATATCGGCATCTAATTCAAACTTCTTAAATTTATTTAAATCGTTTAAACTTTTCAATTCAACTCTTTTGCCGTCATTATCTAATCCGTAAATATTACCATCATACTTACCCATTCCATCAGAACGTTTACCTGCTAATTTCTGTTTTAATTCAGCTCCTGCTCTACGTTTAGATACTGATGTGACCATTCCTAGGTCTTTTCTAGTAGCTTCTTCCATATGTCTCTTTCCTAGTCCAGGTAAGTTTCTTAGATCTTGTACATACTGATCTGTTTTAACTAGAATAGTACCTAAATTTTTACCCTCATCATTTTCATCTACTTTCATTAAGGTAATTGCAGATACGCCAGGATTAAAGTCTGGATCTTTATCTTTAAAGTTACTATTGTAGTATTGTTTTTGATGCATTCTATATTTATCACCTTCATGCTCTAATACATGATATTGCATGTGAACAAACATTGGTGCATATCGACCCATTCTAGCTTTGATACCACTCTTATCATGTTTCTTTAAAGCTTCAAATGCATCGTTTTCACTAGCTACCCCTTTAGGTAATAGATCTGCAAATAATTGTTTACCGAACATATCAGGCGATCTTTTGTTGGCATCGTCGATTACTTCTGAGCCTTTAAATGAATTGTCTGTAAATTCTTTTAATGTTTCTTTTTTATCAGCTTCTTTTCTATCTTTAGTAGCCTTTGACATTGGCCATTTATAGTTAGTACCTTGATGTTTTCCTTTGTATTCCTCTTCATTTACTCCGTCAAAATCTCTTTGTTTCAAAGCTGCCATAATAGCATAAACAGCATCTTGCTCTTCATAGTCGTATCTCTTAGCCATTGCTTTGATGAATTGAGCTACTTTTTTAGATACTTCTGGGTTAAGACTTTCATTAGTAGATTCGTTATACTCATCGTCATCATCATCGCCGTAATAGAATCCTAAGTTTTCTTGTTCTTCTTTCGAGTACTCACTAGATAGCTTTTGTCTAAATTCAGAAACGCTTCCAATCCATTCCATTATTACCTCTACACATCCAGGATTATCTTCTATAAATTCGTCAAACCCTTGTCTATATCCTAATGCTCCAAATATTTCATCTAAATCTCTAGAAGCATATTCGTTTATGTTCTTTTCATCTAGATCTTGTCCCATATTAGTACCTGAGACAGCATTATCTAATTGCTTTTCTAATTTCTTTTTAGTAATAGTAAGAGTTTTAAGTTGATCAACAACTGATTTATCTCCTGCTTTATATTTCTTGGCAAGATCTTTCATCATAGTAATTACTAAATCGTATGCTTTTTGTATTTTTTTAGCTCCTCCTCTATGTCCTTTTGAAGGGTGTTGATGTGATTCATCGGTATAAGCATCATACTTATCTTGGTCGTCTTGTGCTGCGTTTAACATATCGTTTAAGTCGTGATCGTCTGTGAATTCTCCTCTAGGAAAAGTAACAGCATTAGGTAAATCATCTCCTCTTCCAACATGAAGTACATAATCTTGATCTTCTTTATAATTATTTTTTAAGTGATCAACTACTTGTTGTATCATATCTAAATCGTATCCAAAGGTAACTAATGTACCGTTGTCTAATACTTCATCTTTTCTAGGATCATCTGCCCAACCAGCTTCGTAGTCAGCATCATTTCTAGCATCCTCTTCTTCATCTTCACTTACCTTACCTACTGCTGTATCGTAGTCCATAGGCTTAATTCTACCTGATGCTTTTTCAATAGCGTTGTCAATCTTATTTAACATATCACCATATCTATCAGCTACTGGTCCTCCTGTTGTTTCGATTTCTGGATCGTTCTCCATCTCTCTTTCTATCTCAGCTCTTTTATCTTTAAGCTGTTTGATTAAGAGTCTCTTCTTACCGTTTATTCTTTGATCTTTCCTATCTCTAGCGTGCATTTGATCTACTTTCTTAAGATCAGCATTTCTCTTTTTAGCGACTCTCATTCTCATTAAGACAGGGTCGTTAAGGTCTGTTGCTTCATCCATATCTGCTGAAGAATCTACTACAGTAATATCATTAGCTCGTAAATCCATTGCTGCATCATATACAAATGCTCCTCCATCTTCTTCTGGCTCTTGATAAAATTCTGAATCTGCTTCTGCATCTCCGTACATATCGTCAAAGCCATCTTCATGTCTGAATATAAAGTAGAATATTACATTACCAGCTCCATCGTTATCTACTACCTCCATTTTAACGTAAGTAGGGTCAATGTTTTGATCTAGTATAGCTTGTGCTTTTTTATAATCGGCGCTAGGAACTTTTAAGTAGTGGTGATCATCTCCTTCACCTTCACCTAGTGGACGACCTTCGTCATCATATCCTACTCCGTGATCTTCTTCATCATCTTTCTGTTCCTGGTCTGGATCATGTTTTTCTAACTGTAAGCGATCTATTTGATCGTATCTTACTTCATGTTCTTCTCCATCATTATCTACACCAAATACAGTCTCGTCATGCCACATTGCAGCATTATCGTCATTACCGTTCTTTGGATTATATATAATTAAGTACTTATCATCATGAGTTCTAATCATAGCATCGTCTGCTTGACCTAGATAAGCTAATAGTTTATGTTTAGTATACCCTTGGTTATCGTCTTCTTTAACTCCTACTTTACTTCTTTTAGCAAATACCTTATCTTTATCTTCGTCAGATAATTTACTGAAGTCATTACCAAATTCTTTATGTGCAATTAAATCTAATCTATCTTCTTCTTCGTGACTTAATTTTCTATCTTTATATTGAAAGTTTTCACTAAATGATTTAAAATGTTTTTGAAGTTCATTAGATAATACGTCTACATTTATAATAGCTTCTCCTGAAGGTTTAACTCCTACATCAACTAATTCTTTATCAAAGCTAAAGTCTGCTAAGTGTAAGGTATCGTCAACAATATGAAATGAAAAAGCATCATCTTTACCGTTCTTATAATCTACTTCAACATCAAAAGAATTTTCTTCGATATGTGTAGCTCTCATAGTTCTTACAGCATCTCCTATTGCTTTAAGAGACATAGCTACTGCTTTACCTACTTGCTTTGCAATTGACTTTGTTTCTTCTACTGAAAATTCTACTCCGGCGTTCTTCTTTAACCTCTCTTTTATTTCCTCTCCATCAGCAGATTTAATACCTTTGATATCATCTGCATCTTTTAAAGCATCTACTTCATCATCAGATAATGATGCTGCAGAGGTTTGTCCTGATTTAGGTGTGAGAATGTAAGTTTTACTACCTTCTTTAAGAATCTTCTTATATTTAGATATAGATTCATTAACTGAGATAATATTTTTTTGAGCCTGTTGTCTTTCTTCTGGTGTTGAGTTACTTAGATCCTTTTGTTGAAAAAGGGCAAGTGTCTTTTCACACTTTATTAGACGACGTTTAATTTCATTGTAAGTCATAATGAGCGGTTATTATATATAGGTATATAAGTATAAATAGACTAACTCTCCCAAATAACGTTCTTGAACTTCTCAGGAGATAATCCAAAGTAGTTAGTGCGCCATTCAGTTTGATTAAAAAAATCTAAGTTAATCCATTGGTCTTTTATCTTCCATAGTTTTATAGCAATCTCATCCCAGTCTTGATTAAGGACGAACTGCTCGATTTCTAATTTTTTTTCTATTACTGCCTCATAGTTAAAAGCATCCCATTCATAATGGAAAACTTCAAATACAGCATCTGGAGATACATAATCAATTGATATGTCAATTCCCCATTTAGGTTTCATTTTAATTAACTTATACAACATTGGATTGTACTCTTCTGCATGTATCTGTAATTGCTCTAATGCTTGGTCTGAGAATCCTTTTCTTTCAAATAAGTCTGAGTGATTAATATGTGCTCCGTCTTTTTTATCCCATGTTATCCAATCATATCTTAAACAATCTTCATGTCTTCTTTCGATAGGGGCATATCCGTTACGGACTAAGAAAGCCTGTTCGGCTTTAGTTAAATGATAACCATTTTGATCAAATAAATCTACACTGTGAATGTCTTGTAGTACTTCCATGTCCTCAATGGCATCAAGGAAGTTAGGTTCACTATGTAGTTTTGAATTTGTTAATATCATTTTTTACCACCTTTCATATTCGCACACCAATGATACATCTTTGCTTTTTCACCTGATGCATTTTTAGCCTTTCTACGAAGGTCGGTTACAGAACCATTACAACTAGCACCAGACTTTTTTACACGTCCAGGTCTTGACTTACCTTTCTTCTTCCCATCTTTGAAGTTTTCGGTAGCAAGTATCTCTCCGATCATCTGTGCTAATGTTAATCTCGTCATTTTCTTTTAGCTAATTCTCTTAAGATTATATTCTTCTTTTTTCTATAACTTGGACTTTCAAGCATCTTCTCTAACTCATTAGTTGGAGTTGCTGATGGTGTATAGTGTTTCCAAGCAAATCTGCTTGTCATTCTGCCTTTAGCATCTTTAACGTATTCTTTAACTGAGGGTTTTAATTTCGCAGGCATTATTATGGTTTCAATTTATTACCGGCTTTTTCTGCAGCTTTATGAGCATTAGAGTTACCATGAGATGATTTCTTTCCTGCTTTTTTCTTAGCATTAATATTAGCCCAAAGACCTTCTTTATTAATCTTCTTTCCGGCCTTAACTGCATCTTTATGTGCATTAGAGTTTTTATGAGCAGGTTTTTCACCTCTAGCTTTTTTAGCTCTAATGTTAGCCCAAAGGCCAGGTTTTTCTTCTTGTAGTTCT